GATAAACATTGAATTCTTAATAATGCCTTGGGGCAAGACAGATCAAAACTTTGTATGGCGATGGTGGACTTATGGAGATACGCCGAAAGTAACGGGAGGTCACGCAGCCATCGACGCATGGGCAACGAGTATAACGCAGTACCCGCGAACAGACCCGAAAGGACAAACGTTGACTATTCAAGCGGGGCCGACTGGTAGATTCGACGCAAGCACTCACACGTTTACCTACCCGCCAAACAACGGAAAGCCTGTGTACATCATGCTCCAAGCGGAGTTTCTACCCGCTAACCACAAGCAACAGGAGTATAGGAGTTACCACTTGTTTTATCAGTACGGCCACACGCCACAAGGTAGTGGATATCTTTGGCCTGCAAAAGATCAAGACCCGAACAAAGAAATGTATTAACTTTACCGCATCGACATTCGTCGTGTGTTTATTGTTTGTGTATTTGTGTCGAATAGCCCTGCTGAAAAGTGGGGCTATTTGTTTTCCGTTATCGAGTAACACCAATGCTCTTTACCCTTGGGCACAATTACTTTGTCAACCACCAACCGCGATACCCGCTTGTCATTGAATCCGTGTTTCTTCTGGAGAATATCCATGCACATCTTCACCGAGTTGTCAATGTCTTGCGCATCGTTTGAGAACGCAAACACGAAGTACACGCATAGCTGGCCGTCGGGTATCTTTACGGGCTTTAATGCCATCAAGCAATGGTACTCGAATGCTTTGTAGGCATTGCTTTTAAACCGCCTCCCTTTCCACGCGGTGTTCACTGAAATCGGCTTTACTTCTACTTTTTGCATGGTGCAATGTAAAACAAAAACACCCCCGTGTGGAGGTGCTTTGTACTTCATTTTATGCAGGTGCGGTTAGCAAGGAGTTAGGTGCAATGCCAACAGACCGCTTACCATAAACGAGCCTGACTGACAAATTCCTCATATCTTTTATTTTGTTTGTTAAAGTATTCCTCATCAATTTCACAACCTACAAAGTGTAATTTGTTTTTGTTGGCACTTATTCTACTTGAACCACTACCCAAGTGAGTATCTAAAATTTTCATTCCTTCAGTAGCGTATCTTGAATAAATAAAATCATAAAGTGCCACAGGTTTTTGAGTTGGGGGCATTCTAATTTCTTTGTCTTTCATATTGCCTTGTAGCATTCCAGCCCAGCGAAATTTAAAACGTCTTACCGCAGTTCCAAATGAAGCCCAAGCCATTTCACAATCAGCAAAATCATTTTCGCCATTCTCTTTATCCCAAATTATCCAGCAGCTACTATCATAAGGCATACGACTAATAAAGTGATTTGCACCCCATACAATTTGATTTTTAGATACTCTAAATAGTTCATAAAAGTATTCAAGTGGTGGCGGTTCTTTATCCCAATTTTTAGGAGTGTAAAATGTTGGTTTTGCAAACTTGCCCCTGCTGTGACTACTTGCCCCATCCTCACCAATTCCATAAGGTGGGTCAACCACAGCCAAATCGAAGTATTTATCAGGGTAATGTTTCATTAATTCGATGTTATCCATTAAATACACTTCCGACACCAAAGGCACTGCACCTAACAAGGTATTGCCAAAAGTGGGGCTTTCGTGCTTTCTATAAACTTTTGTATCTATATTCATCTTTTGTACTTTTAATTAACTTTAGTGGTTTAATGCCCCACCTTCGGCAATACCCGAAACGTTATATGCTATGCTGTGACAGCACTCAACAAGTCATACTCTTTTTTTATTTTCAAATATTCCTCTATGAATACATTGGTAACATATAAGTCAAACGCTTCAATACTTTCTATTCTAATTTCAAAAGGAATAGTTTTGTAAATCAAAGCCCTTGTTATTTGAAAATCATCAGTCATTTTTTCAATAATATCATTCCATTTGTTAAACATTAAATCTTCTAAAATGCCATCTTCTTTATATGAAAATTCAAAGTCTATTTTATAAAGTGAGTATAAATATTCAGTTGCAAATAATTTTGATTTTCTTACACCTACTGAATGATGAGATGCATCATTTTTTGTAATACTAGAAAGTTCATCCAATGAAAAACTATATTTTGTTTTTTTTGGCATTTGCTTTTTTATAATTTTTGCAATTACTTCTTTATCCTCATTATCTGAAATTTCATCAAGTAGTTCGCAAAGTTTTGAAAGCAATGAGTTGTTATAAAAAAGATTATTCATTGTCTTCTATTTCTCTTATATTAAGGTTATCGAATTTCTTTTCTGCTACGGCTCGATCTAGTTCATAACGTAGAATATTATTAGACTGTTTAAGCAAATTTGCTTGTGCCTTAGCCTCTTCTACTGTAATTAGCTTCTGCTTTAAAAGCTGCATTAAATCAAAAGAATGTTTAAAAAGTTCTTTTGAGTTTGCTGTTTTGTTTGATGTTAATCCCATTTTTAATAATTTTTAACCCCAATAAAAAAGCACAACATATAACAAGGGGCTTTGCAATATGTGGCCAGAATACTTATATTCAGCATCGTACTTCTATGATGCTTTAGTGCTATTATTGGTCTGTGGTGCTACTATTCCCACACATCGCAAAGCCCTATCGTTAGCAGTAATGCCAGCCGACACACAAGCCGACTGACATACCACCATAAAATTAGTATCTAAGATTAACCTTTTCACGTCTGCGGTAATTGTATATTTCCTCAATTAAAGAAACGTATTGCTTGCTATCGTTGCAATCTGTAAGTACAGATGGTTGATTTTTTGCCTTTTGCAAAAATTCTGTAAATTCAAATTGCGGCTTGTCAAATAAATAGAGCATTGCGTAAACAAAAGCCCTTCTTTTAAAGCCATCATAAATATCTTTAAATAACCAAATTTTTTCAGCTTTTTGTTCAGCATCTTCAATGTGAGTTATTTTAAAATTACCATTTTTAAAATCTTCAAAAATGCTTCCGCCACCAGTATTTACACCTGTTAACATTGCCATACATTCGTTATGACCAAACTGATATTTGTCTTTAAATTTTTTGTATTGTAAATAGTTTTTGTTTCCTAAATTAGAATAGCCCGTTAAGTAATCATCAGCATTCCAAGTCTTTGAATTTTGGTTTAGAATGTGAACTTCGTTAAGTCCATAACCATTGCAAACAATGTAATTTAGTGGTAGTTTCAACTCCTGTATTACATCAAATCGGTGTTGCCCATCAATGATTTCATACTTTTCATTTACTATAATAACCGTAAATAAGTAAGTTTCCGCCATTGATTTTTTTAACCTATTGATGTGCAATAGGTTTTTGTTTCTGTTACCTTCAATTGGTTTAAATAGAAAGTAATCCGTTGTTGTGTGAACTTGGTTACTGTGCTTCACCATTGGTTCTGTTTTTACATTGTTCATTTTATTTATTATCATAAGCACTAGGAAACCACTCTCTTAACTGTTCGGGGGTGGCGCGAATGGCCTTTTTCCCGACGTCAGGAATTTGGTCTACCACTTCGTAAAGTTGGGAGGTGAGTGTGTTAGTTACATCAATCGCTCCATTAAAGCCATAATTGCCATCCCTAATTATAGAACCTTGAATAATCGCACACAAGAACGCATCTCGCTTGTCGTTCCATTCTTTTTGAGTTAGTTGGTGTTTCATTGTTTATTTGTGTTTAGTGTTTAATCAAAAATAGTAAATATTCTTTCTCGCCTTCATCCATAAACCAAGTCGCGTCGTTAATTGTAGCGTCCGATAAATCCTTTTCGAGAATCGAATAGGGCCAAATGTTAACGCTGCTCTTTACATCGGTTACGTGTACGCGTTGGTCGTGCTTATCGATCAGATGAGGTGTGTACCCGCTTGCAATTAAACGGTAGTCAGCCCGCCAATCCATGCCTCGTTTCAAGTTTGGGGGCCACAAGCCAATGTAGTCAGTGCTTGTGATCTTCACAACGCCCAACCGCTCAAACATTTTGGCTACACTAAATGGTAGATGCAACTTGCTACCAACCCTCCAACCTAAATGCGGGTCGTCGTGATCTCGAATAACTTCCGCTCTTACATCGAAACACGTATCTTCAACCGCCTTGCGTGATAACACTCTACCCGCTCCGATTACTTTAGGATAGCTATGCTTGCGCGTGTAGTCGTGAAGACCAATGGAGCCCGTGTGCGTGTCAACGTAGTGGTTGCGAGAGAAGCCCGCGTGATCGTGCTCACCCAAAACGGCATCGCTCACGCTATCATCGTCGCCCATAATAACGAAGTGATCGTAGCCCGCTTCGTATGCGAGAAACAAAGCCTTGTTAAACTTTGCGGACGGATCGTTAGTCGCCCAAAACAATTCATGCTCATGGGCATAATCTTGAACAACCGCCGCGTCCGAATCGCAATGCACGCCAGCGAATACTTTTAGGTTCAAACGGTTCGCGCAGTTAATCATTACCCGACTAATCGCGGGACGCTCGTTGAGAGCAGTAACTATGCAATGGCTCATGGCATTAAAAGATCAGCGGTAACAATAGCAAACACACACATAAGCAGGGCAAAGCAAAAGCAAGCTACCTTCCAATCGTGCAATTCCTTTTTTTGTTTCGAGAGCTGCTCTTCGCAAACGGTTAACTGGTCTTTTAATTCAAGTATCACACGAGACCTCGCCACGCTAAGCCAATCGCTCGGCTCGGGCTTGTTGCCCATGTTAAATACACGTGCGTAGAAACGCTTGCCGTCTACGTTGAATTCGTAGGTGTTCTTTGGTGGTTTTTTCATTGTGTTTGTGTTTTAATGGTTTGGCAAACATACAAATAAAACATACTCTGTCAAAATTATTTTGCTTTTAGCCTAATATTTAGAATGATTCTATTTTAGGAAAACTATTGCAAATGTCAAAAATTCAAGAACAAGTAAACGCTATCCTCGCGAAGGTCGGCCTTAAGGCCATCAACCTTGGTGAAGAAAAAAAGGAGATGCTTGCCTCTGCCAACACAGCCGACGGCCAAGTAATGTCAACACCCGCCGAAGCATTCGCAGTAGGCGTTGAGGTGTACACCGTCGATGCAGATGGTAACGAGATATTCGCCCCTGCGGGTGAGTACGCAATGGAGGACGGTTCAACCATCGTAATCGGTGAGAACGGCATTGTTACCGAAATGAAGCCAATGGAAGAGGAAGAGGTTGAGATGGGCGAAGAGGTTACCAAAGTAATCGAAGCACTATCAAGCCGCCTTGCCGAGATCGAGGGCAAACTTGCCGCAAGCGAGGAAGCACTCGCAGCAGCCAACACCAAGGCAGTAACAGCCGAGGGTAAGGTTACCGAACTGAGCAAGCAAATCACGGCATTGAAAGCAACACCAGCCGTCGCTTCCGCAAAGGACAAAACAAAACTTGCGGTTGAAAAAACTGAAAAGCCATACACCGAAATGACGTACGCCGAAAAGGTGAACTTCAACCTTGAAAAACTTCGCAAACAATCAGCAAATTAAACAAAACTTTACAATAAAAAATGCCAACAACTACTTCACTAACAACAACCTACGCAGGTAAAGAAGCGGGTAATTACCTTCTTGCCGCCGTACTCGCGAACAGTTCAACACAGTTCGTAACCATCAAACCAAACATCGACTACAAGCAAGTCGTAAAGCGTTTGACAACAAACATCAATTCCTTTGCCGCCGCTACGTGCGACTTTACGCCGACCAACACGGTAACAATCGACGAGCGCATATTGACCTTGGAGAAATTCCAAGTGCAATTGCAACTCTGCAAAAAGGATTTCTTGACAGATTGGGATGCTCGCGCAGCACAGAACGGCGACCTTCCAACAAACTTGCAAGAGGCACTCGTGCAAGAGATGATCGGTAAGATCGCGCAAATCAACGAAACAATTATGTGGAGCGGTGTCAATGGAACGACTGGCCAGTATGACGGGTTGATTACTTTGATTGACGCAGACAACACAGTAAACTTTGTTGCCTCGCCCGTGGCTTTGACAGTTTCAAACATCATTGCAAAGATCGAGTTGCTACTTGCCGAAATTCCAACAGCAGTCGAGAACTCGATTGAGAAGCCACTTGTGTACATGAACCAAAAGGCATTCCATCTTTACCGTCAAGCAAACGTTGCAACGGGTAACGGATGGTATACCTACAACGGTGCAGCAGTTGCCCCAACGTTCATGGGTATCTATGACATCGCAATATGCCCAGGCATGCCTGACAACGTTATGATCGCGGCACAAAAGTCAAACCTTTGGTGGGGAACAAACGTGGAGAGCGACTACAACAATATACAAGTTGTTGACATGGAGCAATTCGCAGAAGAGAACGTACGCTTCTCAGCGAAGTTCTTCGCGGGCGCACAGTATGGTTTCGGTAACGAGATCGCCGCATACGGCCCCGGATTGTCTTAATCATTAACCTGACAGCGGAGTAGTAGAAATACTGCTCCGCTTTCTAAATACCACTTGAAAAAATGGCATGTAATTTAACCAAAGGTTTTACCTTCGATTGCAAAGAAGGAGTAGGTGGTATAAAGGAAATCTTCCTTTCGCCAACTTCCAACTTCGCCACGGGCGTAACCATCGACAGCTTAACAGGAGAGGTAACAGGGCTACCAACAGTAACCTTGTACCGCTATCAGATCGACACCAAGCTAGGCACATCGTCTTTCGTTGAGGCCGTGGAATCAGCGAACGGAGGTGTGTTGTTTACGCAAACCGTAACAACTGTATTGCAAGGCTTATCGGCTGACAAGCGCAAAGAACTTGACCGCATCGCACGCAACCGAGCCATCACCGTATTCGTTCGCGACAGCAACGATAACATTTTAATGGCTGGCCGTCTTGATGGTCTTGAACTATCTAGTGGCGATTGGACAACTGGATCGGCAAAAGGCGACTTCAACGGTTACAACCTTGTATTCACAGGACAAGAGCGTAACGCAGCGGAACACCTCGAAACCTACACCGAAGTTCCTTTCGATAACTTCAACGATGTAACGGTTGATCCTCCCTACGTGGTGGCATCATAACCAAAACAAACAACCGAAAAGGGGCGGGTATATAGCCCGCCTTTTTTTATACACGCAAAATGAAATACAAGGCTAAAGACTACACTATTCTAGTGTCCAACGGCAAAGAGATTAACTTATCTTTGTTGTCGCAAGCAAGACTTGCAGAACTGCACCCAAAGTACCCTCATTTAATCACGGTAAATGATAACACTAAACGCAAACCAAGCGAACCAAACGGTGCTACTCTCGTTGAGGGAGATGCGCCAAGTGCTAAGTAGTGCGTTTACGCATTACCTTCTTATCATTACCCAAGACGACAACGGCGAGAGCGGTGTGCAGCTTGCGCAAGTTCCTGCGATTGCGTACGAAAACGACCGTATCACTAGCTTAACAGTTACAACGGTAACACTTACCCGTGGCGGCACCTACCGTTACGAAATTTACGGCCAAAACAGCGCATCAAACCTTAACCCGAATAATAGTTCGGTTGTTGGTAGCGTGGCAATAGGAACGGTAAGAATGAATGATACCACAGAATACTTCGATGAACCCATCATTGATATACCCCTCGACATAAATGGCTGAAAATACCCCAAATAAGCAACCCAATAAGCAACCGCAAGTACAGAGCATTGAACTTGCCGTGTATCAACCCGTATCGCCAGCTACCAAGCTGGATAAAAAGGGGTGGATAAATTACGGCGACGATAATATGTACCCTAAGTACTTGCAAGAACTAAAGAACAGTGCGCCCGTTCACGGCGTACTCATTCGTTCCATCGTTGCAATGATCTCGGGCAAGGGATTTGCCTCCGACGATCCATCTGTTCAAGCGGTTATTGACAGTTCAAACCTTAACGACCAAATTGATTCAATAGCCGACGACATTAAAACATTCGGAGGCGTGTACCTCGAAGTCATAAACCGACTTGATAGAACAGGCGTCGCCAAAATAAACAACCTTGGTTTCGCGTCGTGCCGACTTGCAGCAGACGAAGATGGTGAGGTTATTGGCGTGTACTACTCAAAGAACTGGAAGGACTTAAAAAAGAACCCTGTAAAACTTATTCACCCCTACGATGGTGTAGGTATGGAAGGTGGTAAGGGCGTGGTGTATCTGCACGTTCCAAAACAGGACGACGAGTACTACCCTTCGCCCGACTACACATCGTGCATCAACTACGTGGAACTCGAACGCGAGATAGGCATCTACCATGTGAATAATATTATGAACTCGTTGATGCCGTCTTTCATTGTGAATTTGTACAACGGTAGCGATGTTGATCCACAGCAGCAAACTGAAATAAAAAAGAAGTGGGAGAAAAACCTTACTGGCGCAAAAAACGCAGGTAAATTTTTGATGTCATTCAACGAAACGGATCGCAAGGGTGCAGAGATAACAACGTTCCCCATCAGCGATGCCGACAAACAATATCAATTCCTTTCTTCACAAGCCTTATCACTTGTAATGATCGGCCACAGGGTGACCACACCACTACTCTTTGGTGTACGTGATGCGGGAGGTGGATTCGGAAGCAACAAGGAAGAGATGGTTGAAGGCTTGCGTATCTTCTTAAACCACGTTATCGAGCCGTATCAGCGCATTTTGATTAAAGGTATCGAAGATATTTTGAATGCGAAAGGTAAGATCAGCATTGTTCCGAATACACCTATCTCACTCGATGAACCACAACCACAGCCCAACGTTGCAATGTCGGCTGAAAAAAAAAAGTGTAGCCACAACATAAGCGATGAAGACGGAAAGGCGTGGCTTGCTTACCTTGCTGACAAGGCCGAGGAAGTAGACGATGAAGAGTGGGAACTGGTAAGCATTGAAGAGGCGGGTACCCGTGAGGAAGAACTCGCGCAAATGGAAAAGTACGCCAACCTTGAATTGTCAGTTGGGCAGTACGCTAACGGCGACGAGAAAAGCAAATGGGGCGACGCGGGATTGTTTAAACTTCGTTTCGCTTATTCGCAAAACCTCACTGAAGACACGCGAGAATTTTGCCGTGAGATGGTGTACCTATCCAAGCAAGGTAAGGTCTTCAGATATGAGGATATAGAAAGCATGAGCGATGCTGGAGTTAATGGACAATTCGCGCCCGAAGGACAAAGCACGTACGACATATTCGAGTGGAAGGGAGGCGCATTCTGCCACCACAAGTGGGTTCGCCTTATCTACTTCCGCAAGCGCGAAAAGGGTCGCTTCTTGCCCAACGATGGGCTTAAAAATGATAAGCGTGTGGGCAATGTTCCATACGTGCCCAAGAAAGGAAAAGAAAGCGTGGCACCGATCGACACGCCAAAACGCGGTTCACTTAAATATTCATAACATGGCAATCGAAGCACAAGTTTTACTAGTAAATGCGGAGTACGTTAAAAAGTACACCCACCTCAATGATTCGGTAGATCAGAACCTTATCAACCCGTCGGTGTATGCCGCTCAGGATATGTACATCGAGAACATCATAGGCACGGACCTTATGGTGAAGATCAAGGCCGACACCGCTGCCGATAGCATCACCGGCAACTACGAAACGCTGCGCGATAAATACATTCGCCCGGCCCTTGCGTGGTGGGTTATGGTTGACCTACTCCCTCACCTTGCATACAAGATGGATAACGGAAACCTCGTGCAACGCACATCAGAAGACACTACGCCTATCGACGATGCGCGGATGAAAGATTTAAAAGATCAAGCAATAAACAAGGCAAGGCACTACACCCAGCGACTAAGCGATTATCTTTGCGCAAAGAGTTCACTATTTCCCGAATTTAGCAGCAACACCGAAGAAAAGATTTCGCCTACCTTGCAAACACGCGGTAGAAGTAGTGTAATTTTCAGCGATGGTAACACAGCGATGAGCAGAGAGGGCGCAACAACTGGAATAAGAATATCACAACTTCCATATCATGGGTAAGGAACAAAAAGAAAAGCGGTTCAAGGAACTGCTTAAACTTCGAGAATACGAACGCGAAAAATTAAAACAGAAAAACAATGGCAAAAATGGCAATCTTTCTAAAGAAAAATGACGAGTTCACTATTGCAACCATCGGTAGAGATGAATACTTTATCGACGAGGTTGGAATTGATAACAAGTTCATTGACAACACGGGCGCATCGGTAGTGGCCGATCTTGCAGAATATGTGCAAGAGGACACGGAAAGTATTAACGCGGACTTTCAAGACACCATAACCGATTCAAACGGCAACGTGGGTAATCGTATCATTGGCGGCCGCCCTAAAAAATGCAGAAGAAAATGAGGTCGGTTATCGTTTTAACCTCCATGCTTGGTGCCATGGCCTCGTGGTTAATTGCTTATGCAGTTGCGCCACTTGGCATGGATGACACTTACTTTATGTGCGACGCAATCGCCAAGGTCTGTGTTACATTCGCTCTCTTTGTATTTATTGCAAAAGAATTAACTTGGCTTAAAGTCACAGCCAGCGTTCTTCTTTGGGGTAGTATCTCGAATTTAATCGATGAATTATTTTTCGATCCTACTATCTTTCAGATCAATGAAGGTATATTTGTGGTATCAACCGCATTATTCGCGGTATATTACTATGCAAAACGAGTACGACACACTAGCTGAATTGAACGCTATCATATCAAAATCATTCACGTATATCCTCTCTATACTCATGGGATTGATTGGTTCAATAGGCTTTGACTTAATGGTAAACAAAAGGTACACATGGAAGCAACGCGTGGGCATTGTTATGGTATCGCTGACCTTTGGAACACTTGGAAGTGTGGTGTGTGAGCATCACGATTTCGGCTTTTTAAAGCACGTGGTTCCCGCACTTTCTACCATGTTTGGGCAATACATCGCCCTCTACATTCACAAGAATAACAAGCACATTATTGAAAGTTGGATATTCTTTATCACAAAGAAAAAATGAGCAAGAAAAAATTTAAAGATACCGCCGTTGGTAAGTTCATCAGCGACAAGGTAAAGCCAATCGCTGGGGACGTTCTCGAATTCGTCGGGGACGTTACAGGCATTGAAGCCATCGACAAGGTTGGTGAGTTCCTAAATGCTAAGGCCGAAGAGGATGCGCAGTTCAAAGCTTTGCAAATCGAACTCGAAGAGAAGCGCATGGAGTGGGAGTTGGAGTTTCGTCGCATGGAGATCGAAGAGTTACAGATCACTTTAGCCGACACGCAGAATGCACGTTCACGCGAAGTTGAATTCATGCAAGCCAACGGAGGTAAGCGCGATTGGGTACAGGGAGGGCTTGTCATATTCAATATGGCAATCCTTGCCACTATGCTTGTGTTTCTCGCAATGCGCACCGTTCCCGAAGCTAACGTGCGTATCTTCGATATGTTGCTTGGTGGTGTTGTCGTGAGCGGATCACAGGCCATCTTTCAGTACTACTTTGGTAGTTCACGGGGCAGCCGACAGAAAGACGACATTATTAAAAACTTGAACAAATGAGACGCGTTAGGGTTACAGAAAACTTTTTCCTCGACGAGTTCATAGATCCATCTACCTACGCTGCACGCGGGGCGCGTTCGATTGAGCTTATGGATATGAGGATCATTCTCGCCGTGCAATACATCCGCGATCACTTGGGACCTGTAACCGTCAACAACTGGGTAAATGGTGGTAAACGCCGCTTATCAGGTCTTCGTCCGCATAACACAACCACAGGCGCGCGCTGGAGCCAGCACAAGTACGGTAGAGCGATTGACTTGCAGGTGCAAGGTAAGACACCCGCCGAGGTTCATCAGTTCATTATGGACAACGAACGGCTGTTTATTGAAAGGCAATGGATCACAACCATTGAAGAGTTAGAAGACACTCCCACGTGGACACACATTGACTGCCGATATACTGGCATGGATAAAATGAATATCGTGTCAGGCAAATAAAAAAGGGGTTGTTACACCCCTCTATGTTTTGAGGGAGGTTAATGTTAATTGTTAAATCACCTCCATTCCAAGTTCCTTAGCTAGATTGTTCACCAGAACGTGGCCGAAAAATAAATCTAGCATCTGGTTGTCGTTTATTTCGTCGATACCTTCAACGGTTACGTTTACCTCCGAGTGCAAACCATTTGGTAGGTATAGATACCCTCCGTCGGTTCTTACATCTGCTCCAATAAACCCGTCAATGACTATAAGGTAAGACTTGTTTTCAATCTTAAACTCTAGCCGCTTGTTCAAGTTTACAACATCATTGCCCGCGCTTTGCAACATATCAAGTTCTCCAAAGAAATACTTCATATCGGTTGCCAATCGGTGTAATTCGTGCATCATCCGTGCTTGTGTCTCAATCGCCTGTGTTCTGTAAGGTTCTGAAAACATCTCGAACCATTGTCTTAGTGTCTTTTCCATTGTGTTTATTTGTTTTATTGTGTCTACAAATGTAATCTAATTTTTACACTGTTTGACAAAAAATAGAAATTTAGAACGATTCTAAACAAAGGAGTACTTACCGTAATTCGGTTTGAGTTCAAAGTAAGCCCGCATCATAAGCATATCAGCGAAGTCGGGGCTGATCCCGTGGCGTAACTTAATCTTGTCCTTTGGAGTAACCGCTAGCTTGCCATCCTTATCGACGTTCTCGCGACGTATCATGTCGAGTTCGCTGGCTATCTTATCTTTGTAGTCATTCGCCACAAGCATCGTTACCTTACCCTTTTCGATAAGGTCGGCTAACTTGTAGTAGCACTCGCTCTTTAGGTTCATGTACTGGGGCTGCGTGGCTTTGCTACCGTTAACGAATCCAAGGCACTTCATAACGTCCTTCACTCCACCGCCAATACCGTCCTCATCGACAAGCACGCTTTTTAAGCTAACCTTGTGCGCAGCCATGAGTTCACGGATCGCTTCAATCGTTACGGTTATATCCACCCTTGTGAGCACCCGAATGTCAATAAGTGTAAGCCCGTCCCACACACCGATCACCGTTCTATCTTGACCAAGGCGAGCAATGTCGGCGGTTATTCTCTTTTCACCACTTAGCAGTTCGTTTCTGAAACATCGCAGCACGTCGTCTGTCTTAAACATAACGTCAATGCTTTCGTCGTAATCCCAATCGCCGTCCAGTAATCGCTTGCGAAGTTGCTCGGGCAAACTTGCCAACTCTTCAAGGTAACTCTCGGGGAGTTTTGGGTTGTCGCCGGGTAATGCGGGAACGAAGGCAAACTTCGGATCAAGCACTCCCTCCACCCAAGGCTTGTATATCTTATTGTACAGCCACCCCTTACTAGGGTTACAAGTCATTAAGCCTTTCGGCTGCAGCCCGAACTCGTTCAACTTGTACCTCACGCGAGAACGCACGACCGATACCGCGCGCTCGCTCACTTGCGCCACCTCGTCAATAAAGAAATCGGTTATTTCCAGCGATCCAAGACTATCAAAATTCGGATCGGAGGGGTAGGCGAACAAGTCCTTCAAGATTATTTCGCTGCCGTTCTCAAAGTAAATGATATTGCTCTGGCCGTTGAAAGTGTAATGCACACCACTTCGCAGCCCAAACATCGCAGCCACCTCAAAAAAAGTGTTAAGGGTTGTTTTCTTTAACGTGTCTAGCTTACTTCGACCGATCAACCCGCGTGATCCAGCGTACTTTATTCGACGCATGATCTGCCATGCGCACCCAAGGAACGACTTACTACCACCCGCCGCACCCCCAAACAGGACAACACGAACGGGTGAATCCACCTTAAGGTGTTCGAGGGCACGCTGTTGAACGGGAAAGAAGTCGATGCTATGGGTTGAGGCACTCATTCACGTAGATCATTTCTGCTTTTGTTGCTGGCTCGTTGTAGTGTACCCGCTTTATCTTGTCAAACGAGTTTAGTTCATCTTTGTATTTTAACATCACGATATACCCATCGAGGCGAACGACTTTGCCAATATCCTTAAACATTCTTTCTGCTCCCGTTTCGCAGCCCTTTAGTTGATAAGGGCGACCGCCACAAGCAAGCATCGCACCTTTGCTAAAGATGTTTATGCCGGGAAGCAGATCAACCTTGTAGTTCAAATCAACTCGGATCGTTTCGCCCGAAATCATTTGGTGAATAAGTAACGGCTTACCATTACTTACGCCCGACATGATAACTTCGTTTGGATCGAGTACAGCCAACTGCTCGAACATACCAAGGGGCGCAAAGTCGTCGGCCCCAACCAAGCAATACCAATCGCTCGGGGGTAATGCCGCCAAAGAATCGTTGAACTTTTTGCGCAAACTTTCATCTCCAGCACTCGCCGTTGTACCGTGCGTTTGTGGTACCTCAACGTATGAAACGTTATCTGATAAAAACGGCTCCACGAATCGTTTTGATAATTTGCCCTCGCTTCCGCAAACGACAACAGGAAAACCGCTCTTCGCGTAGTGTGCTATGCAGCGTTCGTATGCGGGTTGGTGTGGCTTACCCTTGAGGTAAATCGGAATCGTGATCGAAATTTTCATTGAATTTTAGTTTATCAAGTAAGTGTGTGTTTTGTTTTATCGGACGTGCAGGGCTGCCCACCCATACCATGTAGACCTCGTCGTGGTGTCCTTTGTAGAACGATCCCGCCCCGATCATTGAACCCCTAGGTATAAAAGATTTTTGATGTACCGTTGCGTTTAAACCAATCGTACTATCATGTTCAACGTGGGTAAACCCACCGATCTTTGCACCACACGAAAGCGTTACCCTTTCACCTAAGTAGGCATCATGCCCAACGTGTGCGCCTTTCATCAGCGTGCAGTTACAGTCAATACCCGTCGAAATCTCTTTTGCTCCATCTACCGTATTGTGGCCGTGAAGTACTGCGCCTTTTCCAATAACAACAACGCCCGTATCTGAGTGCCGCATCCGATCATTCGGATATTCAGCGACACTACCAATGATGCAGTAAGGGCCTATCTGCACGTTATCGCAAATCCATGCACCTCCGTAAATGATTGAAGTACGATGCACAAAGGCACTTGGCTCAACTATCGCGTCGGGGTGAATGTTTATCCAGCCTTTTTTAAACAACCACAGTTTTAGTTTTTTCATAGTTTACCCAGTAAAAGAAATTTGAAAAAATAAAATAACATCAGTAAGCTGCCTACGGTTAACCAAAAGTCCAAACGATTTTTAAACTTCATTTGTTCTTCTAATGGATCTTTTTTGTAATACTTCTTTCTCATAGTTTGTATTTTGGATCTCCTGTTAACTCGAACAATTCAGCGGCGATCGAACGGCCTTCGCCGATCAAGGTTTGTTTCAGAATCTTGTTGTCGCATATCGCGATTAGCGCACCGACTTCGAGAAGTTCCTCTTTCAACTCGATGCATCTTGTGTATTCTTTTTGGTTCATAGTTTTTTTAAGTATTGAAAGTAAGCCATCGTTTGCAGTTCACACACACACTTCTGCTCAAAGATACGGAGTTCAGCTTCACTCATCGTGCTGACCTTGCGCGGTGAAATGTTTTCCCGCGTCATAACTTCATACCTCGCACGGCGGCGCATCTCCTTAATTTGCTCGTCGGTGTAGTCGTCGTCATTCACGCGTCCTGTTTCTTGCAGCCAGCGGAAAACACGAACCGCTCCGAACGTCCATGTGTCTTTGCCAGCAGCCAAACTTTTTTTATCCGCTTCAATGATCGAAAGCCAATCGGCCTCCGTTACCTGTTTTGGCGGCAAGGCGAGGGCCGTCCTTTGATCTTCTACCTCTTGGTGGTATCTTACCATTACTTTGCCGCGAAAGTCCTTGTATTGGCTTAAAATGGAGCAAAGGTAATCGTGGGTGAATTCACCAAAGCATTGAACGTGTTTTTCAAGTTGCCGCGTTATGTTCATCGTTACCGCGATAGACAGTTCGTTTAGAGTTAGTTGCGGATAACCGACGGCTAAAACCGTTTGAAACATTTTGAACTGCGGATCGGGTATGGCTTCTTTCGCGCCAGCAAGTGCGGCGCATTTGGTCAGCGGTACGTGCAGGTCTTGGATCGAGCAGTCCTTTAACTTCTTGCCCGTGGTGGCCTCTCGAATGATTGTGTCGTTGATGTTCATTGTGTTTGTGTTTGAGGGTTGTCTTGTTCCGCTAATCGCCTCGCTTGTGCTTCGAGGTCTGCTGCTGTTACTTTGCCAAAGATACGCACTTCGTCGTTTGGTGAGGGCTTGTGGTTGCGCTTCCAAGTTCTGCACGCTGCCTTCCAATCCTTCATCGGTGCTTTGCCGCCGATCTTCCAGCCGTTGCTCGAGAAGTGATCCCAAAACTTTTGACCCTCGGTGTAGGGTAGGCCAATTTCGAGAAAGTAATTTCCAACTTCATCGGGTGAGGTCGGTTTATGTTTTTCCCTTGACAATCCCTTTTCAGTTAAAGATAAAGAGTTAAAGTTAGATATAGAGTTAGAGTTAGAGGTTCGGTTAGCTGTTCGCTTAACCGAATCGGTTAACCCATCGGTTAACCCAACTAACTTTGGATTGCCTCCTTTTTTTCCATTTTCTTTGTTAATCAATGACTTATGAAATTCACGCTCTATGCGCCGAGAAACCAACCACTCCACACCCGACTCGTCAACTACGAAATCGAAGCAACCGAATTTTTTAAACTCGGTTAGGCTTTCGGTTATCTCTTCGGTTAACCCACCGCTTAACCGAACAAGCAACCGAATGTCAACAGGCATCCTTCCAACCTCGTCAGTTTGCCGTAAATAAATGATTAACTCCAAGAGCAATCCGCGAGCGGTTAATGACAACGGCTTCACGTCGTTTGCCCAGTCTTTGAAGTTGAACTTAAACCAAAATTCTTGTGCCATTTTTTTTCAAAAAAAAGAGCCGCAGGGTTTCGTGGTTGCAGCACTACTCCCCATACGGCTATTTAAAGTTTTTACATTACCTACTCTGCAACCATAGGTAAATCAAAGATACCTAAAACGGTAAATCGTCCTCTGCATTACTAGCGGAGTTATCAACACGCGGCGTGTTACTTTGCGCATCACTCTGCCAAACGATCTTGCCGTTACCGAGGTACACAGTAGGTTCACCCCTGTCTCGCTCATCTTTGGTTTGGTTCACTTTAATAGACGCGTGGTTGCCGTACTGATCCGCCTCGTCGTTTATGGTGATCGAAACATTGATATACTTGCCGCCGTTCTTGAAAGGCTTGCCGTTCTTGTCGACGGTCTGCACTTTTGACTTGTCGATCTTTGTTAGGTCGATCGATGCTGAAATAATTTTTGCCATTACTCAATAATTTTAAAGGTTTCTGTAAATTGTTTTTTCATTACTCGAATTTTCTTTCCGTTCGGAACGTCGAGGTTCTGGAACACTACCGTGTGCTTTGTTGTTTCGATGGTCTTAAGTTTCATCGGTGTGTTGCGCCCTACGTGCAGGGCGATAAATGTTTGGTCAATTTTGTGTTTCATCTTTTGTGTTAAAAAGTTTTTCAAATCCTTGAATACCCTTGGCAATCAGTCGGCCTTTCAACCCACCCATCGCCGTTCTGAATTCTCTGTCTGTGTCGTGCATATTGCATACTACTTTACGCGCGTGGTGAACCGTTGCGTGATCTTTGCCGTAATACTTCGCCGTTTGCATCATAGTGTAATTGGTGCAAAAGTAGGTCGCTATCATTGCTATTTGCCTTGGTAGCGTTACGTAATGCTTGCGCGTTTTATCCATGATCTCCAGCTTTGATATTCCAAAGGTTAGGCAAATCTCTTCGATAATAATATCGCGCTTTTTGTGGTCGCTCATGTAGTTCGCGCCCATGTCGGTTATCAACTGCTCCACCTCTGTTGGTTCAAAGTTAACCCTACTTAATTCATCTAAAAACGGCGCATGAAACCTTGGCGGCACAAAGGATAGGAGGGTTTTAATGGTACTCATTCCTCGCCCTCCCATTGTGCGGCACTACCTTGGAGGCATAGTTCCGCTAGGTTAACAATGTCGCCGCCGTTGTCTTTAGTAAGGTCGTAAACCTTTTTCATGGAACCGACACTCATTGTGCCGGGTTGTGCGATCCATTGGTGAGCGGTCGGTCTGCTGATTCCCATCTGCTTTGCGAATTCGCTTTTCGTTCCAAAGTGGTACTTTACGAACTCGTCGAAGGACTTAAACTCGGGGTTGTTGTGTTTCTTCTTTTTCATTGTCAAATAAGGGTTGAATTTCTGAATCTATTTTTTGCTTGATGTCCGTCATGTTATACGGAAGCCCAGCGGCGATTTTGTCGAGTTGGTTCTCTTTTAAAAACTCGATCATGTCTTGTGCCTCTTGGGCTGTCATGTCCGACAAGTTGCGCTCGATGTTTCCGCGTTCTTCGTGGTCAACGTTTGATGTTTGTAAAAGGCTTTCGATGTAGCTAATTTGACCGATAGTTGCAGGGTAGTCTTGCTCGTCAAGCTTGATTGCCTCAGATACCAACTCGTGGTTTGTTCCTTTGGGTAGGTACTTGTAAATTCTACGTATGACAGTTTTTCGCGCCATCTCCGAATAGTCAGTAACCCAAGGGCCTGTGTTTTTCTTGCCGCTATCGCTGCGCATTTTAATACCGTCAATCTCTTCGCGGGTCATAACTTCGATCTGAGGCGTACCGTCTTCGAGAAAGGCAACGGCGTAAACGTGTGTTACCTCTTTGGTTTTGTTTTTCGGCTTGTGCTCTAACTTATCTTCAAGGCCAAGGGAGTACTCGAATTCGTCGCCATCGTACACAACCCTTGCGTTGATACGCTTAACGGATTTACCCTCTAAAATAAGCTGTACCAAACCTTGATACGACGGCATAAGAACCGCCTCCACTTGTCCCTTAATAGATTTAGGAACCAAGTAGGCCAATTTCTGCACGGGGTTGAGTGAAAGGTTTACCATTGCAAGGTTGAATATTGCCTTGGCTACACTCGCGGGCGTGGCATTGCTTAGGTATTCGTTGCTGTTAGCCGCTTGGATAGCGAACGAAACTTCTTTCTTAAACCGATCTTCGCCTATAAAGCGAATGATGTCGGCTTTCTTTGCTTCGAGAAGCTGAAAGATAGGCTTCTCTGTGATCTTAACTAGTGCACTCATTGTGTTATTGTGATTTAATTGTTTACTGCCCAGTCGGGGTTGTTTGTGCCTACCGTGAAAGATAACCGCACCTTACCCTCATTGATTAGCTTTGCACTAACCCTATACTCTGAATGCTTGGCCGCGCTTACTGACTGATAGTGCGCCCATGTATGTAACATGTAGTAGTCGGTTGCCTTGCGCTCCCGTGTCATGTGTGGGACGAAGGACTGCTTTTCCATATCCCATTTCTCGATGTGTACTTCGGTTGTCATTGCTCACCTCCTTTATAGCATAACGGTTCAATACCCCAAAGTTGTTCATACCAATTTTCGGGCAAGCCATGTTTAAGAAGCCACTCAATACGTAGTGCCGCTCCTTCGGAGGTGTTGTCTACGTATTTCCAACGTCCGTTAAAACACCAAATCCAGCAATTATCGCTATCTAGTTCGGTGAATCGGTCGCACCAAGTTTCAAAATCTATATTGCCGTTTGCTCCTACTGGAAGCGGCTCTGCATCTAGTTTGGTGCAATGCCCAATAATGCAAGCAACGGAATCGCACTCCGCTGTTTTCTCTTGACCGTGTCGGTAAGTCCACATATCAAAACGATCTTGCGGAATAGTCCGAATGTAATCGGCCATTTTTTGTAGATTCTCTCTGTTCATGTTTTTATGTTTATATTTGTGATGGCAAATGTAATAACAATTTTACATAGTGTCAAATAAATTTACAAATTTAGATTGAATCTAAATAACGAAATAGAGAAACGATACAAGCAATGGCGCGTGTTTTCACGTGGATTGCATCGAAGTGGCGACGAGTTATTGCATACGGTTCTCGAAAGTGTATTGCGCAAGCGTGAGAGACTGACTGAGTTAACCCCCGAGCAACTGCACGTGTATGTGTGCAGGGCTTTGTACCTTACGGCGATTAGCCCAAGGTCGGCGATAAACTATAAGAAGGCTGTGAGCATCGATATTGATAACTGCAAAGAATGCCGAGCGATAACCGACGAGGTGTACATGGAGTACAGGGTTATCAACGAGCAGTTCGATGTGCTTATAGGTCGGCTACCAGAGTACGACGCGATTATCTTTCGGCAGTATATCCAAGAAGGATTCAGCTTCGACGAACTGAGCGCGGCCACAGGAATAAACAAACGAACGTTATACGAATCGGTGAAAAAAAGCAAACAAACACTAAAGCAATATGTTTAAAGTACACGGAAAGATCGAGCAAGAACGT